CTTAAAAGCTGCGGGGTTAGGCCAGCGACGGTAAGACTCAATCTGCGCCAGAGTGGTTTTGCGTTTGTAATACCAGTTGATGCCAAATGTCAGAAGTGCCACAACAATGCCGGCAATCACGCCAACGGCACTCCATTCATCAGGGCTAAGCCTGGTCAGTACGCCATTGGCTACCGTCCCGGCTGATGCGCCATAGGCAGCGCCAGAAGCTAATTTGCTCATGTTGGACATTTCTCTCACCTCCGATTAAGTCGGGGTGCTGTGCATAAGGAAAAGGGTCAGGCCATCGGGCTGCATTTAACAACGAAGCGATCTGGAGTTGATTGCCCGTGGCCTGAAATAAAAAATGCCAGCGTTTAAGCTGGCAATAAGCGGGTAAAGGAATGTCGGCTATTCTGCCGAAAATACCCTGGCTGGGTTTGGTGGGCCGTGAAGGATTCGAACCTGTCTACCCTTCCCTTATGAGGGGACCGCTCATACCAAATGAGCTTCCGGCCCTGAAACGAAAAAGCCCCGCACGATGGCGAGGCTCTTAATTTTTTGTCGATCTGTAAAGCTATGGCGACGATATCAGATTTACACGAAATATATGCGATTCAGTTCGGTTTTGCAAGACTTGAATCTAAATTTGTCGCCTTCTGTTGTGAACGTGATCGCGTTATAGACATTAAGGAACCACTATCGAGTTTTATGAAGTTGCTGCGCATAGCCAGCCAATGAGGTAGATATGTTTCTGTCCAGGTGGATTTAGCCACGCCTGCAAGCTCTGCCAGCCTCTGGTACTCGTAAGTATCGCGCCCTGCAAGCTCTGCTTTAACGTCCTGCGCCGCCAGCCAGATAAGCGCCTGCAGCCGTTTAATCGTCTTGCCGGCAACCTTGCGCGCGCCGAGCTGCGCTTTGAACTCACCCCATGCCCACTGAGTGATCGCCACCTGGTATTCGAACCGGAGGTTTTCGCTGTAGCTCCACATCAGCCAGGCCATCTGATGCTCGTCGAGCGACATCAGCGCGCGCCGCCATGAGGCAGTACCGAATTCAACCGGGCTGACCAGGGCGATAGACGAACCTTTAGCGCGGGACTGTTGGCCGGGGATCGGTGGGCAGGCCGGGTTAACCATGCGTCCGGTTGCCGGGTCGGCGATCTTCTTACGCCCACGACTGCGCGCCGTCGCTGTGAATTGCGCGTTCTCTGCGAAAGCGACCAGCTGCCCTTTTGTCGCTCCGCTCAGATCGGCGGTTGCCACCATGAGCTGTTCACGCACGTACTGCAAATATTGATGGTTCATGCTGCTGCTCCTGCTGGCTGTTTGGACTTTGCCTTGCGGCGCTCACTGTTTCGGATGATGGTCTGTGCTGTGTTGTCGCCTGGCTTGTCGCGCGGGTGCCGGTACTGGCCTTCGGCACGCAGCAGGCTATCGCGTTCATAGTTATCGAATGGCTCTCTGCTCACGCTGCTTCCTCCTGCTTCATTGCCTTAAGCTTTGCCCGGTACTCATCGCGGATCCGGATGTAGTCCTCGCGCTTCCATTTCGGCATTTCATGCGGCCCCATCAGAGCATCAAAGCGCGCCTGGCCGATTTTGGCGATCAGCGCCGGGCGGTATGCGATCAGGTTTCCGGAAAGATGGTTATTACAGGGGGCGCACTGGCGATGGCAGTTGTCTTCGTTGAAACGCAACTCGGGGTTGGCACCGGTCGTGCGGAAGTGCCCTGCGTGATATTGGCCTTCGTGGTGACGCCCACAGCTGATGCATGCCTGCTCACGGTCGCGGTACCGGATGAACTCGTTGAAAGCCTGCTGTGCCTGTTTAATGAAGTAGCTGAGCGGCTTAACCTGCTGCTTTTTCTCTGCCAGGCGTATGCGATCGGCTTTCTCAGCTTCGTGTTTAGCCTTGATGCGCTTCGCCTCGGCTTTCACCTTCTCTTTAGCGCGAAGCTCCATGGCGTAGATAGCGCCATGCTCCGGACAGCACCAGCGGATATTGGCGTAGGCTGGAATGAACCATTTGTTGCAAACTTTGCACTTGCGGCGAGGTAAGTTATGCATGCTTTCTCCTCGCTGCCAGGCGCAGCCATTTCTGATCGACGAGACGGGCGGTGTAGCCCTTCAGGGTTGGGACTTCGGAAGGTGCCAACGCAGCCTTGCGGCGACGCGCAGGCATGCGGAAGATTGCGCGCTCAATGACCTTAGCGAGAGGGCTGTGCATCATGCGACCCTCCCGAAATAGTCCAGCGAATAACGCACCTCGCGAAGCTGAACACTATTACCTACGGCAAAAGCCTGCGTGTATTCAATCAGGCTGTTCATGCGTTTAATGCCCATTTTTGAGGTGCTTTCACGGATAGCACAGAACTCTCCCTCAATCCCGGGAACAACCTCTCCAGGCTTACCAGTGGCTACTGCATGACCTGAGACAAACAGAACCTTCCATTCAGAGAGACTCCGTCGCTTCCCGGCCCATTGCAGCTGCTTTGACACGTCACCGCACAGCGCATGAAAGAGTGAGTTTTGTGGCAAAGTCCGGTCAGGGTCAGCGAATGTTACGACGAGAGGAAACTCAGCATTAAGAGGCTGCTTATTGATGTAGTCGATGAGGTTTTGGCGGATGCGCTGGTCGCGCAGTAGGAATTTTACACCCACGATTCACCTCCGGAGAGGTAAACCGCAGAATGCAGAAAATCGCAGGTGCATTTCCGCATCTGTGACAAGGTGATTTGCTCGTTGTGTGTGCGCATAACGTCCCCGTTAGCGCAAAGGTACCGCCGGGGCTCAATCCGGCGGCATTGATATTATGGCGGGTTGATTATGGAATATCAATGCGCGGATAAGTTCTTGCGCAAGGTTTGGTTTTAGGGCGCTTATTATGCCAATTACCGTTATTATTCACGCTGCACCTATCAACCATTAGACCTCATGCAAAGGTTGATTATTAATCTCGCCTATCAATCACTTCTTGGATTAAAATGTTTGCACAAGCAACTAAAGAGCCTGATTAAATATGAGTATCGTGATATTTACCACTATCATTACTGGGGTCTGTGTCTTTGTGACGGGTCACATTTTGGTAAAGGGCGTACTGGACCCTTACCTTTCTTTCAAAAAGCAATTAGGGATGGTCTCAGCAATCCTTCTGCGGGAGCAAAGCAAAATCACTAACTTAACTGCAGGCAATGATGCAATTAACGAGATTAAGCATGCTTCAGCCCAACTTCTTTCAGAGTCACACGCCGTACCTTTTTACGATTCTTTTGCTAAATTACGTTTACTTCCTCAGCATGAAAAAGTACTTGAGGCATCGCGCAACCTGAACCTGATAGCGAGCATTTTGGAACAGGCAAGTAATATTTCACCCAAAAGTTCCTATACCACTGTTTACAACTCTCTCAATGCTATAGGTAAAGATCTGGGAATAGTTGTTAATTACAATAGCAAAAAATAAAACCTAACCAATTACTATTCTGTTTCGGTGCGGTGTAAAGCGGTTGTGCTGGTACACCGCCACGATTTTAACGTTGCTCTTCCATGTATCGCCAACAGCCTTTTCCGTCAGAGTAGTGAATGCCACGCCAATGGCTCGCTGTCCATTCCCGCCAGCGCCAAACGGCATAGCGCAATAACGTAATCCGGCTCGACAGCAATCAGTTTGCCGCTATCGAAAGCACTTATTTTTTGCCCTTCTGCCGTTTGAAGATACTGCGCAAGGCGCTCCCGGCTCAGTTGTGCTGTCATGGTTTGATTACCTCGCCTTTGCCTGCACACTGATCGCAGGGTTTATAGGTGCTCGCTGTCACGATGCTGTACAGGTTGTAGTCAGGGAGTTTTCCACTGCCATTACAGCGAGAGCATTTTTGTTTAATGGAAAATCTTTCACGAGCAATACGCTGATAAGCAGAATCGATAATTTTATCCAGAGACATACCTACTCCCCCACTTCCGGTTTGATGCCAGCTTCTTTCATCGCTGCCTCTAAATCATCAGCATCATAGAAATCGTGCGGCACGTACAAGAAAGCTTTTTCCTTACCTTCTGGGAATTTAAGCGACCCTTTACGCCGTAGAGGCAACTTCACGCTTACCGTGCGCGCTTCCAGCTCAGCGATCCGCTTCTTGTCGGCGTCACGCTCTGCCAGCAGGGCGAGGATGTTGGCTGGGTTAGCTGTCACGCGAAACTCAACCATTTCTCTTGAACCCTGCCCGGCCTTGAGCGCGGCTTTAGCGATAAACGCCAGCTCGTCGTTGTTAGTCATTTTTACACTCCGCTAAAACTTCTGCTATCAAACGCTTTGCAATCCAATTTCTTAAATTGCGTCGTGACGGAAGGCGCTTATATCTTCCTCCCCTACCATTTCGTTGACCACGTTGAGCGTGCAAGCGTCGACGGACGCAACAGCTAATGTTTGGCGGTAGATTTTTGTCACTCACGACTGCACCTCCGATTTGCTGCGGAGCTGGGCGGCGATGGCCTCAAGCACTTCATCAGCAAAAGAACGATCGAAATCACCATCGGGTGCTTCGTCCATAAATTCCGTTGACATCAGAATTGCGCGGGCAATATCTGCCGCGTTTTCTGGTGTGTCTTCAATAAAACCAGCATCCCAGGCTGCCAGCATTCTGTTTGCTGCAAAGACAGCGCCCTGTTTGCGAGCTTCTGCGCGCAGGGAGGCGAGGATGGCGTCGGTGGCGGGGGTGTTGATAGCGTCAAATTCTTCCATTGCCGCTTCAATAGCCACCTGCTGGCACGCTACCTCTGCGCGCCCCTGAATTCCCGTGCCTTCGCCGTTTAAGTCGTTATGCATCTCGTAAAGCTTGTCGCCAAACGCCTTCAGCGCCGCATTCTCCGCAGCCAGCTGCTTAACCTGCGCTTCTAACTCTTCGATCGTTGTTTTGTTCATGCCTGTGTTCTCCCGTAAACCGCCAGTACCCGTTTCATCGCCTCGCTGTTGCGACACTCCTGAAAAATCCGGTTGGTGCTTCTGCGACCCTCTTTCTCATCCTCGGTGACCATGCGGTAATACACGGTGCGCCAGACCTTACCGTCGACTACCAGAATCCCCTTGCGCGCCAGATCGCTTGCCGCCTGGTTGATGCCGGTATGAGATACACCGCTGAAGGCAGAAACATCAGCCGAGCAGAACGTCTTATGGGTTTTCAGGTATTCAAAAATCGCCTCTTTGCCTGTCATCAGAATCCACCTTTCTTCGTTGCTGGCTTCTCTTCCCGGCTGCGCGCGGTCATGCGGGCCGCATCCTGATCGCAGTCATAAATAGCGCCATTGATTTGGTTGCAGTAAACGGTGCCGGTCTTGCCGTGGCGGTTTAATCGCAGGAGTAACTCCGTTTCGCCCGCTGGCACTGAGTCTTCGAACGCACCTTCGCGGTGAACGCCAACCCAGTAGTCGCAGTCCTGCTCAATCTGTCCGGTGTCGCGTGAATCGCTGGGAAGCGGTCGCTTATTGGCTCTTTTCTCCAGTTCGCGGTTCAGCTGTGTCAGCAGCACAACGACGCAGCCAAGCTCCTTAGCCAGATTCTTGAGCCCTTTGGTGATCATCCCGAAGGCCAGATCGTTTCGCTCCGCGCGCTCGGCGGTCATCAGTGTGAGGTAGTCAACCAGCACCATTCCCACAACGCCCTTTTCCCGCTTGATGCGTCGGCACTCGGTGACGATCTGCGCCAGCGAAAGACCGGGTGTGTCGTCGATGTAGAGCATGTCGATTTCACGTAACCTGTTGGCTGTGGCTATCGCACGCTGGAAGTCAGCGTCGTAATCACCCTCGTAACCAGCATCAGCGTCTTCAGTGGCCGGCATGTAGAAAATGCTGGGGTTAACGCCGGATTTTTGCCCGACCAGCTTCTCCAGAATCTGATCGCCGGGCATCTCCAGGCTGAACATCAGCGCGGGCTTGTTCTCACGAACGGCGCAGTTGATCGCCATCTGGCTGTAAAGCGTGGTTTTACCCATCTTCGGGCGCGCGCCGATGACGAACAGCGAACCTTTGACAAGGCCTTTTGGCGCCAGCATCCGATCCAGTGAAGGAATGCCTGAACTGAGTCCGCGCTGCTCGCCTGACGGGTCGAAGCGTTTTTCCAGATCTGATACCCATCCATCCATCACATCACCGAATGAGCGAAGCCCGCGGCGACTGCCGGTTTTAGAGTGATCGGCAAGCTGGGTGAAAATTGCCTGAATGGCCTCGTACTTCTGCGTTGCGTTCATGCCGTTGCGGGCGTAGAGCAACTCTGTGGCTTCGGTCATGCGCTGAATGCCGTAGCGCTCCATGGCAGCCTCACGGACAGACATGGCATAGGCCACGATGTTTGCAGCGCTCGGTGTGTTCTTGGCGATTTCAGCCAGGTAGGCAAACCCGCCAACCTGCGCCGTCAGACCTTTGCTTTCCAGTACGTCGAAAAGCGTCAGTCCATCTACCGGCTTGCTGTCGCGGAACATTTCGCGCATTTCGGCAAACAGCACCTGGTGAGCGCGGAGGTAAAACGATTCCGGCTTCAGGATGGAAAGCACCGTCTGCACTCGCTCGCTGCTGTCGTCGTCCAGGAGAAGGCCGCCGATGACGCTCTGCTCCGCTTCGAGGTTGTGAGGTACAGCCATGATTTCAGAGATCATCACAGCCCCCCTCGCGCGTCTTCACGTAAACGTCAACGTTCAGGAAGTATTCGAGCGACTTGCGGCGCCATGTGCGACCGGTGCGGTTGTCCGGGCGGTTCTCCAGCATCCAGCGGCAGTTGGTGGCGATGTAGTTCAGGTACGCCTCCCAGTCTGTCAGGGTGAACCCTGCGCCGCCGAGCTGGCGGTTAGCTGCACCGGCTTTTTTCCAGAAGCTGCGGATCAGATTGCGACGCTTGTCAGTCAGGACTCGTATTCCCTGGGCTTCAGGCAGTACACGGTGATAAACCTCAACCACCTGCTCACAGCTGAGAGACGATTTTTTCTTGTCCTGATTTTCTGTCGCTGATGCACTCTCTCTTACGTTAGTAAGAGAGTTATTTAATATATTGTTATCTGTGGACACTGGCTGGACATCGGCTGGACACTCCACCTCTACAGGCTGCGCCACTACTGATATTGCGCTGGACACTGGCTGGACATCGGCTGGACAAAAATTTGACTGATATTCGTCATATTTGACCACTTTTAGAACAGTAAAACGGTTGTTCGATTTGGTAGTGATCATGCCCAGATTATGGAATTTACGGAGCAGTGATTTAACTCGATCAGCGGTCAAACCCGTTTCTATTGCGAGTGTGTTACGCCCGGTAATGAACTCTCCGCGTTCGCAGATCACATCGCCGACATCCGTCGATACCAGTGTCTGTTCGTGATTTGCGCGAAGGAGCAGGTGAACCCATAAATGGGCCGCCTCAGCGTCCTTGTAGAACGGCACATCCATGATTTTACGGTGCAGCAAGGCAAACCCCTTACCGCCTTCTGTACGCGGTTTCTGGAGCCTTCTGGCCTCTCTGGCTTCGGCTAAGTTAGATACGTTACCCACGGCCAGCCTCCTTGCGTTTGTGTTCTTCCAGGATTGCACGCAGCCTGGCGATCACTACAGGACTCACCGTCTTGGCGAATCTGGCCCGGGTGATATTTTTATGTTCGTTTGGTGTGTTCACGCTTCCTCCCAGCCACTGTCACACAGCAGAGCTTTTTGCTCACCGATGATTGCCATAACCTCTTCGAGCGCCGTAGTGGGCACTTTGAGGCGGTTATTTTCGATTTCTGCATCTGCCAGCAACTCGGCAAGGCGACGAGCGCGCGCCGGGGATAGCTGAGGGATGGCAGCGCTACGGGTGAGCTTGTTCTTACCGGCGGCTTTGGCCTTGTCCAGCTGACGGGTTGCCACTGTGGCCGCCTGAGCGCCATGCTCGCGGGACAGCGCAACGGCGGTGGTAGCCGAGACATCGCCGGACTTCACCATGTCGATTAGCTCATCGCCGCAGGACAGCAACTGTAGGTGGTGATCGACGTCGCCGACCGAGCGTTTAACCATCTTCGCGATTTCAGTCGCCGTGCGGCCCTGATTCACCAGTCTCTGATATGCCGCCGCGCGCTCCAGCGGAGACAGCGCTTTGCCCTGGCTGCTGGTAATCATGAAGGCGATACGATCAGCTTCTGACCCGACAAAGTCTTTGCACTCGATGCGCGCAACTTCAGTACCGGCGGCGGTAGCTGCAAGCGCGCCGTAATAGCGGTGGTGGCCGTCGATGATTTTGACGCCCTGCTCTGTCACCTGAACGGCCAGCGGCGGCACAAACTCACCAGCGATAAACGCATCGCGGAACTCATCGACATGCAGGTGGTCGATTTCGCGGACGTTAAAGCCCGGCTCGACGTAAATTTCTGACAGGGGGACAAGGAACGTCTTTTTCACCGTGGTTTCGGTGCCATTCTTGTCTTTTTGCTTGTAAAGCTGGGATAGTGAACTCATAATTGTTCCTGGATATGTGAGTTAAAAATCAATTGTGATTTGGTCAGAACGCTCGGTTGCCGCCGGGCGTTTTTTCTTTGTCAGTACCGCTGCCACCTCTTGTGCCAGCCGCGCCATATCGTCATCTACAACGCCCCACTCCAGTACCGCGAGAAGCATTGAAAACTTCGGAAGCATGTCTGCTTTCCAGCGGGTGATGCCTGACTTGTCCATCCCAATCGCTTTAGCCACGTTAGACGCGCCTTTCATTGCGATCTGATTCAGAATCCACGACTCGATTTTTCGAGCCTGGGTTTTGTTTCGTGTTGTTGTGTTCTCCATGAGAGAAAATTCCTGTTAGTTAATTGGTTAATGGCAGCAGTGAGCTGCCGTCTTAATTGGTTCCCAATTTGTTAAAGAGCGTTGGTGCTTAGCTGGCTAAAGGCGGGAAAACATCATCAAGTCGGACGTTTGCCCCAAGTTTGTTAAGTGCATCCACAAGGCTTCGGCACGTTCTTAAATCTGGGTTTCTTCTCCCTGATTCGTAATGCCCGATAGCTCCTTGCGTGCACCCAACCATCTCAGCTAAAGCGGTTTGAGAGACATTCATCGACTCTCTTATTTCCCGCAGGTTTGTCATGCGGTTTCCTCCGGTGGTTGGCTTACACGATAATAATACATATTGTACTAAGTCTGCGCAAGAAAATTAATACATTTTGTGTGTTGTCGCCGCCAATACAGAACGTAATAATTTGGATATGAAAATGACATGGCAGGATCTGGTTAAGTCCAGAATGAAAGAGTTAGACGTCACCCAAGAAAAGCTCGCTGAACAGCTAGGCAAGACTCAGGGGGCGATAGGACATTGGCTAAACGGCAGAAGAGAGCCAGGGGTTGATGACATCTCCAACATTATGAAGGTATTGGGTATCGATGAAATAAGCCTTTATCGTGATGGGTTTGCCAAATCCCTGCCAACTGAGGGAGATAACTTTACTTATGCTGGTTCGTACAAAAAATCAAAGGCATTCCCTTTGATCAGCTGGATAAGTGCAGGCGAATGGAATGATGCTGAAGAACCTTTACAAGTCAGCCAGATCGATGATTGGTATGAGTCATCCACTAAAATAATCGGCAAAGGTTTTTGGTTAAGAGTTGAAGGCGACTCAATGACAGCCCCTATGGGTGTCAGCGTCCCGGAGGGCACGCTTGTCCTTTTTGATACAGGCAAGGAGCCTGAGAACGGAAGCCTTGTGATTGCTAAGCTTACCGATAGCAATGAGGCCACCTTCAAAAAATTGATCATTGATGGCGGCAAAACCTACCTCAAAGGCCTCAATCCCGCTTGGCCTCTTGTAGAGGTAAATGGCAACTGTCGAATAATAGGCGTAGCAGTACAGATGATGAGGAACCTTTAGTATGGATATGCTTGCGATTTTACTGTTTGTAGTCTGTATTCTTCTTGTGATGATTTACAAAAAAATCTCAACGCCCCCGCAAGCTGAAGTGCACGATCACATTGATAAAAACGAGCTTATTTATGAAATAAGTAGAGTTAGGGAAGAGCTTGAAATGGCCAACTCTACTTTAAATGAAATAAAGTATGTAACTGATATTATTGAGAAATATAAACTACCTGACCGAAATGAGCGTGATCTCATTGACCAAATTAGAATCGATGATGAAATTTCAGAGCGCATGAATTCCAGCAGATCATAGCTCACCCCTCCCTCTATAAAGCCGGCACTGCCGGTTTTTTTTTCGACTAAATCCAAAACAAAATCATACACATAGTATTTTAACAGCCACTTTAAGTACATATTGTATTGCATGAATTTAGTACATTTTGTATTGTTAACCCATCGCGACAACACAGCGATGCGGCCACCGGAAGTTAAGCCGCGGCAGACATGAGTCAGCCTGCACATTAACAACTTATTCATTGCACCTGATGTTGAGCGAAGAGATTCGCATAACTCAG